ACCAAATCAGTCTCTCATAATATAGAGGTAACTCATTGCAACTGCTTCCCCGACGATTACAATATCGTCGCCAAGGAGGGCATAGGCTCTAAAGGGTAGGATTTGTCCTACTCTGAGCGCTGCAATTTGAACTACTATATGATGGGAGAAAGAGAACACTGCCCAGGACGATAGCGCTCCCATTGGTTGACCTACTGAATATCTGTAATTTCTTCCTTTATGGAAAAAGTCACGATCCAATAGTTTCATCCAATAGATAGCGACTCCTTCATCAAATAACAAAGACAAAACTTGACTTTGAAATTTGATTGGGAATCTATCAGTCGCTGCAGACAGATCAAAAGAATAATAAACCTCATTTTCATAAGTCTTACGATTCTTTCGAAGGATTTCTAAAGGTTTTGACTGATCAAATGTTCCGTCCATTGGTAATTGTTTCAATAGTTGGAACATAGAATCATGAAGTCCTTTTAAACATGATTGTGTTATACCATCAACGATGGCAAATACTCTCACTTTTCCTGCGGCTTCTGGTTTTAAACCAAACTTCCCCAGTAAACTCTTTCCTAAAAGTTTCACTGGAAGAGATGAATACCAAACTAACGCCTCATTAATATACCTATTTAGCGTAGGGTTTCCCCAAGCTAAGTTAAAGTTATTTAATGATTCGAGTATATCGACATTCGATCCTAGCGCAATTGCGTCAGGAATCAAACCAAGTATACTTCGTGCGTTATTCGGACCTGCTCTATATGAGGGTAATATGTCACTTTCGTTACGCTCCGGTTGGAGTCGCAAGGAAGATAAGGCCCTACGTATTTCTTCAATTGGTAACTCTTGCGAGATTCCTTTAAAGGGATCCGTAATTGTTTCTAATTTTAAAACACTAGGAACCAGTATTACTCTATATAAAGATAAGACTGTTAAAACCGCCTTGATTGTATCTGAGTCTCCGTCCTCGATTAAGAGGCGTAGGGATCCGGGTACTAATCTAGGAAGTCCACGAGAAAGCTTCATAGGAATTTTATCTGTTGATAATTCCCTATGACCCGCTATTTGTTTTTGAATCAAACGTACTGATTCTTTTAAGTAAATTACTAAAAAGGACTTTCCGTTAGATAACCATAAGGTTCTCAACCTTTTGGCCAATGTCAAATAAGGAGCTTTCTTCTCGATTCCGAATAGTCAGACTAGTAGACGAATATAATGAGGCAATAGCCTCAGCTGGAATCAACCAGCAGAATATTCTCTACTATTGAATAAAGGAGAGCCATTTCGAAGGTTAGGCATTGAAGTTTTACTGTTATGATTAATTATATGAAAATATATTTCCTCTTAGTAGTGATTCTACAAAGCCGAACCGTGAAGTCGCTCTAATTGTTCCCCTATAGTCTCGTTACTTAGTTTCTTATTATATCAAGTAATACCCTTAATAATGTATTACAGAGACATAATAAAAAGTTAGTAGTGTTCTATAGAGCCTGCAATACTCAGCAGGTTAGATCACCATTAATACCTACAATTAGTTAGGTATTAACTTGGAAAGTTCAATCTTATTTAAAAGATTTGATTACCTCGGTTTGGGGAATGATCATTGGTTCGCAGATTGAAAACCTGCGGGGGGCCGTTTAGGATATTATCC